GCCTGCACATTTGGTCGAGCAGTAGTACCTGCCTCCGGCCTCAATCTTCGTTTTACCGAATGGCAAATCCGCACCGCACTTAGCGCAGTTTAGCTCACCGCGAAGTCGTACGAGGTTTTTCTGGTAGCGCTCGATCAGAGCATTGGGCTTGTTCTGTTCCTCCAGCCAGGCTCGCACCTCGTCCGGAGTCGCCTTCACCATCGGGGCAATCGCTTCGACATTGAGGCCGCTGCGATGATGCATTGCCGCAACCTCTCGCCGCATGAATCCGAGCATGCCCGGCTCCGGCGGCGCCTGGTTCAACCAGGCGAGCGCCTGGGAGGTCGAATCTGCTTGGTCATCATATTTCGCACCCGGGAAGGTGGTCAGCTCATGAAGATATTCCGGCAGCCACGGTGCTTCTCGTGGCAGGTAGACGAAGCCGTTCTCGATGGTGGCGGTCTGCGCGTGCATGCGCATGATCTTGTCGTGCTCAGGCGCGTAGGGTGTCACGCCGCGGAGACCGTCGCGAATCAGTTCCTGGATCAGCTGCGTACCCGACGCTTTGTCTTCGATCAGAATCACCGTCGCGGCGAACATCTGGGCCTGGTCGTGCACCGCTCGCTTGAGGTCCGGGGACTCCATGCGCTTGCGCAAAACGTTCAGCTGGTAGAGCCGACGATCTTTGATTCCCCAAGTCGTGCACACCGTGAAGTCGCTGAGCTCCGAGACCTTGTTGGCTGTGTCCCAGCTCTGGAGCACCAGATCAAACTTCTCTGGCAACTCGTTCGGTGCGTACCTCCTGAACCACTCGAGCTTCACGATACCGCCGCCCGGCGGCGCTGGCGCCTGCTGATACTGCCCGGCGAAATTGTACTCGCCAATAGTCGCACGGATGCGGTCGAGCGTTTCGCACGGCTCGCGTGCGGGATGTAGAACATCCCCGACATCACGCCTGAACAACCGCGCTCCAATTGGCGTTTCTATCAGGTGCGTTTCGTTCTGTTCCGCGATCGCCGGAAAGGACACGACCTCCCACTCTTCTTGGCCGAGCACATGGCCGACCAAGTCGTCCTCGTGCAGCCTCTGCATGATCAAGATGATGCAGCCATCCTTCTTATCGTTGAGCCTGGTGTGCAAAGTGTTGTCGTACCAGTCGTTGACCGCTTTGCGCCGGGTCTCCGAATATGCCTCATCGGGCTTAAGCGGATCATCGATTACGATGATGTTGCCTCCGCGCCCGGTCAGCACTCCACCGACCGAGGTGGCGAGCCGAAACCCCTGCGAGACGGTCACGAACTCTTCGACCGATTGTTTCACCGGTGAAAGGCGAGTGGGAAAGACCGACTGATACCACCTGCTGTTCACTACGCTCCGGCAGTCGCGGGCGAGTTTGTCCGAGAGATCTTGCGCGTAGCTGACGCAGATGATCTAATCGGCCGGATTGTGACCGAGGCAGAACGCCGGGAACGCCACCGACCCACACAGCGACTTCAGGTGGCGCGGCGGAATGTTGATGATGAGGCGGCGGATCTTGCCCCGGCGGCACGCCTCGAGTTTTGCGGCCATCACATCGATGTGCCAGTTCATGTAGAAGTGCGCGCTCGGGTTCAGCTGGTGAAAACACCTCTGAATGAATGAACACAGGTCTTGCCGCAGAATCGCCCGGTATTGCTTTCTGGTGTCGTCGTCATTCACTGCTATCGCCACCTTCCTGCGCGCTGCCCTTTAGCCGCTCGTGGAAAGTACGGATTACCTCGCGATCGGAATCGTCAAAGTGATCGTTCTGCGGCGCGGAGGTGTCGGCGCGGTCGCCTAACACTGCCGACAGTTCCCACACCAACTTGATGAATCGGGGGTCACCAGAAGCAGCCTTGTTCACCACCTGCTTGACCATCACCTCCAACTTGGAGACTTTCTTGCGCGCGCCGTTTTCGCTGATCGAAACCGATTCCAGCAACGCTTCGTCGAGCAACGTCGTCATACTGCGCGCGCCACACCGACGACCTTTCGGATTGCCGGATCGGCCCTTGGGAAACTGTGCATGCGCGGGCGGCTTGCGATACCCGACCGCGTAGTCGGCGTCATACTTATTGGCCATCGGACACCCCTCCCTCCTCCGCGATCTCATCGAAACTTCGAGCAGTGTCGGCATGTCGTGCGCGATCGCGCGTCCAGCTCTGCCAGCGCCGAATCACAACATCGAGGTAAACCGGATCGATCTCCATTCCATAACAGCGGCGACCGGTGCGCTCGGCGGCGATCAGCGTGGTGCCGCTGCCCAGGAAGGCATCGAGCACGATATCGCCGCGCGCCGACACGTCCATGATCGCGTCGGCAACCATAGCGACCGGTTTCGGAGTCGCGTGCAGCGCGATCAGATTTCCTTCCTCGCTGGCGCGCAGTCCGACTGCACCCGGGTAACACCAAGAGGTTGGTTCGATTGCGGCCGAACCGACCCAACTGGACGTTATTGCTATGACGCTCGCGTCCGCTCTTGTAGACAAAGATCAGTTCGTGCTGGCTTCGATAAAGAGCTCCCATCCCGGCGGTTTGTTTGGCCCATACGCACAGGTTCTTAAGATCCAGGTGAATGGCGCGACCAGCGGCGTGCAGCTCCGCCAAGTGCCTCCAGTCCATGCATAGAAACAGGATCGCGCCGGGCACGCTGTGCTTGGCGAGCAAGGCGCACGCACTGGTCAAGAATGCCGTGAACTCGTCCGCACTCATCTCACCAGAGGCCATCGCGAACTCGCGGTGATGCACTACACCGAATCCACTGACGTTGCCCTCGATCGGCACGTTGTAGGGCGGATCGGTGAAGACCGTCCCCGCCTTCTTCTTACCCATCAGCCTCGCGTACGAGTCCTCTTCCAGCGCGCTCCCGCACAAGACCCGATGCGGGCCGAGCAGCCAGAGGTCTCCCGCGCGGCTGACGGCCGGTGCTGTCGCGACCGGTATCACATCTGCCGGGTCATCCTTCGCTTCCGCTTCTGATGTCAGACCTTCGATTCGGAGATCGATCTCGCCCATTTCAAATCCGGTCGCTTCCAGGCTGAAATCCAGATCCAGCACCGAGAGCTCCTTCAACTGCTCGGCGAGCAACTGATCGTTCCAGCAAGAGTTCTCGGTCAGCCGGTTGTCGGCGATCATGAAGGCGCGCGCCTGCGCTTCAGTCAGGTGTTCCAGCGCGATCACCGGAACCTCCCTCCAGCCGAGAAGCTGGCACGCAAGGATGCGGCCGTGACCGGCGACTACCTTGAGATCAGAGTTCACCAGGACCGGGACGTTGAACCCGAATGCCTCGATGCTCCGCGCGATCTGGCGGACTTGCCGAGGGCTGTGGAGCCGCGGGTTCTTCGGATCGAGCTTGAGATCATCGATAGCGCGATAGTTGATAGTGACGCGATGCTGATCGGCTACGGGTGCCAGCACGGATAAATCCCCCTGCCTATGAAGATACACCCACCAGTTTAGCGCACCGATCGGGACCGTCGCTAATGAGGCGCAAATCGTGGTGACTTTGGTTGAACAGATGGGCCGAATAGCGCGAAGGAACTTGGTTCGCGCTTCAGCGCGTCGATGTGGCGGCGAACCCTAACGCTCGCTTCTGCCCCTCCCAGTCGGCGCACAGCCGTGTGCGCCTGATGAGGGACTCCGCGGTAAGGCCGGCGGGCTGGCGACCCGTGGCGATGCTCTCGACAATCTCCGGCGCCAGAAACGCCAGGCGAATCAGACGTCCCACGTAGCGGACGTGGACGCCTTCGCGGCGCGCAATTTCTGAGATGGATGCTGCTCGGCCCGCCGCCAGCTCCTCAAACCAGCGCCTTGCGCGCGCGAGCGCCTTGAGTAAGACCAGGTCGACGCTTGGCGCCTGCATGCGCGCATCGGACAGCACCAGCCGCAACTCGACCCCCCGCCGCCTTACTTGCAGCGGGAAGAACCGCGTGATGACGGCGTCGGCGTGGGATTGACCACCTTCGTTTTCAGCTGTCCGCACTCGCAGCATGAGCGAGAGGCGCACCCCATCGCGTCGGAGCTCCACGCGGTCGACCAAAGCCCTGAGCGCGGCCGCAGTTCCATCTTTTGATTGAAGCTTGCCGCTCCACTCGCGCGCGGTCTGCAAAGCCAGGGGGAGGTTACTGGCAGCGATGCCGACCTCCTCCACCGCGCTGGCGATCGCAGGCTCATCAGCAAGCAGTTGCTGCGCCACCGCCGCCACAGTGCGCTCGAGCTCGCGTGCGGGGAGCCGCCAACCGTTGGCCACCTGTTGCCCCGGACCCTTGGGCAGTCGCGCTGATACACGGTAACGCAGATCGCCCTTCAGAGTGTGGCTCGGGGTCAGGCGCTCACCGGAAGAGTCGAGCAGTTTGCCGGCCAGCGGGCTGGTCTCGACTTTGGCAATACGATGATGTCGCGCCACCGCGTGCTGCTGTAACTGACGCTGCACGCTCTCCCACAGCCCGCGCTCGATGATCGCCGGCTGCTGTCCCGGATAGCGTGCCCCACGATGGCGGATCTCTCCCACATAAAGAGGATTGGAGAGTAGCAAGTAGAGCGCCCCGCGCGAGAACGGGTGGCCGTGGGGTGGTGTTCCCTTGCTCGAGTTGGGCCGCGTGGAGACCTTTTGGTAGCGGTCGAGCTCGGCCTTGACCAGCCGGACCGAGCCCAACTTTAAATAACGCCGATAGATCCGCCGCACCAGCTCGGCCTCGGCCGGGTTGATGATCAAACGGTGCTCGCGCAAGGCGTATCCCAGTGGCACCACTCCGCCCATCCACAGCCCCTTGCGCCTGGAAGCGGCGATCTTGTCGCGGATTCGCTCCCCGGTTACCTCGCGTTCGAACTGCGCGAACGAAAGCAGGATGTTGAGCGTCAGCCGCCCGATCGAAGTGGTGGTGTTAAACTGCTGGGTGACCGCGACAAACGAGACGTGATGCGCGTCGAACAGTTCCACCATTTTGGCAAAGTCGGCCAGCGAGCGGGTCAGCCAGTCGACCTTGTAGACCACCACGATTTCGATCAGCCCCTGCCGGATATCGCCCAGCAACCGCAGCAGCGCGGGACGCTCCATAGTTGCGCCGGAGAGGCCGCCGTCATCATAGGCATTCTTGAGCAGACGCCAGCCCTCACCCGCCTGGCTTTTGATGAACGCCTCACACGCCTCGCGTTGAGCGTGAAGGGAGTTGAACTCCTGCTCGAGCCCCTCCTCGGACGACTTGCGAGTGTAGATCGCACACCGCCGCA